GCAGATGCGCACTCTGTTCATCAGATTCCACTAGATGAGATCAATGATTTTCTCAATGATCTCGAAGAATGGGAAGATGGGAGATAACCATGACTAAGAGACCTATGGAGTTCAAGGTGGATGTCCTTGTCTATAGACGGGCAGGTCATTCACCTAAAGAGGCATTCAGGATTTGCTGTGAGAAGTATGGTTTTGAACCATCTGGTTGTATGACTAAATATGCCAGTGGGTTCATTAGAGACTATGAATATGAGATCAAAGCAAAATTATTTGATAAAGATCCTGATGTAACATTGTATTGTATGCAGAACCAGATCTATGTCTTCAATTAAGTTTTACAAAAGCGACATTCCAGATGTCGATACAGTAGACTCTTTCATTCGACGAGAAACTGACATCGAAGAAAGAGTTGAAACTGTTAAGAGAGCTTGGGCCTGGCCATATAAAATATACAGGCTTGAATGTAATCTACCTATATCTAAAATGCAAAAAGCTGTTCAAGAAGCATTCGATAACTTTGGATGGCATGGTTTCTTGATTGCCAACTTTGGTGAAGGATATGGTGAACAAGATCTTCGTAGTGAGAGGCTTGGTGGGTTGTCTATCACATACAATCCTGACTTCAAACAAAGTGATATAGATATCAATTGTCAAACATTAGGTAACAGAAAATACAATCTACCACCAGAGATGTATGCTGGTAAGAGAGGCAACTACATATTTGAGCAAGTCAATATCAAAGACTTACGTGTAGAGTTCTTTCAAATAGTAAACAATCATGGTGCAGGCCCTGCTTGGGACTTCATTCATGAAAAAGGTATTGTATCAAAAGAAGTTTGGGAAGAGGAAAGAGAATATTATTATTCCTGGACCTATAATCCATCCGCTCAGAACCAGACTGGCAAGAACACCTATAGCGATGCTCTCGGGTTTAACAGACTTACTCCTGCTTGCCAAAGTGGATACCTTGGTGAGGTGTTTAGTAAAATACCTCGTACGATTGTCAGAGGTAGAATTGTTGAGATGATGTCTGGTGATTTGCACTGGCATCGTGATGAATCCTTCTATATGAACTTTCGTATTAATATACCTTTATACTTTGATGAAAGTACGATGATAGCAACAGAGATGCAAGAAATGTATATGCATCCCGGCTATATGTATCATTTTGATACAGGACAACCGCATGCTGTAGTAAGAAAAAATGATGAAAAATACAAAAGAATTAACGTTATTCTTGGTGTGTGTCCTTGGTTTGATTTCATAGAAGAAGAGCAGGCTTGGGTATCTAATGAGTACTATGGTAAGATACATCCTGTTGAAATGTTTCATGAAGGATTGCTTGTTGACTTTGTGTAGTAACTAAAGGATAAATATATCGTAATGTTGAAGAGGAGCGAAAGCTATACAGGACCAGGGTGCAAATCCCTGCACCTCCACCAAAAGTTCATCATGGTGAATTTCTGGGGGGTGTGTTAGGATCGACTGGTAGTAAATAGCAAATTGGAGTTACGAGGTTGATCGCTTAATAGATCAAAACAATAAATGCAAACGATAATTTTGCATCTGATGATTTAGCTCTTGCAGCTTAATTGATCGGGGTCCGGAGGTACCTGGCAACAGAAACCTCCACCATATTAGGAGGAGAGATGGTAGGAAGTCCAATAGAGCTAACACAGAGTGCTCAAAACTATCTTCAGAATGCAGCCATAAATAGTGGTAAGCAATACGTTTGGTTTGGTGTAGAAGGTGGAGGATGTAGTGGGTTTCAGTATGCTTGGAAGTTTATAGATGACCCAGATCCTTCAGATTATAAGATGAGTATTGGTAATGATCCATCAGATAATAGAGAACTATTCTTTGTGATTGATGTTGTTAGTGAAATGCATGTACTTGGTTCAACAATTGATTATGTTCAAGAGCTTGGTGGTTCGTTTCTCAAAGTAAATAATCCTTTGGCAACAGCTGGTTGCGGATGTGGAGAGAGCTTTTCTGTATGATTACAATTAATTGGAAAGGCAAGATAGGTTATGGAGACATAATCTCGCCTCTTTGTTATGCACATAATATTGCACAGAAGAACTGTGATGATGTAACCTTACATATGCATTGGATGCATAAACGAGGTGAAAAATTTAAACCAGAGGATGTTGATACACTAGACACAAAGTTTAAGTACCTTTGGTCAATATGCAAACCAATTCCATACCATAATGTGTATCTAAAACAGTCATTCAATAAAAATTTAGACTACAACCATGATAACTATGATGACGAGTCTAGTTTTCATAATCTGTGGTTTGCAAGAGTAAAGAATCTTAATATATCAAAACCTTATGTTGTTATGAACACAACTGCTACTCACAAACAACAGTTTGAAGAGTATGATCCTGGTAAGCAATGGAAAGATCCTGTTGGTCTTGAAAAGTGGAGACACATAGAGAACACTATTCAAACTAAGTGGGGCATGGATGTTGTACATTGTGATTACACAGATGGTATTGCAGATGCAGTTGATAAATATAAAAAGGCATTTATTGCTGTAGGTTATCATGGTTCCACTGCTTGGATAGCAAGATATCTTAGAGTGCCTATGTTAATATACTCAACTAAGAAGATAACAAAGTCAGCATTTCCTTGGGCTCTAGTTAAGTCTAAGTATGAACATGGTGATTTCGAGTCTATCAATCCTTACGAAGTGAGGAATAAAGGTATGGCACGAATTAGAGAACTGGAGAAACAACTTGAAATATACCTCAACACTCCCAATATTCATAGGTTACGAGGAAAGAGAACATGAAGCATACGAAGTATGTAAGTTCTCTCTTGAATATCAAAACCAATGTAGAAAAGAAACAGGCACATGGGCCTGGGATGACTATCCAGATATTATTCAACTTAGATCAACTGAAATAAAGGAGTATAAACGTGACCATGGAGAGCCTCAGTCTACAGATTTTACATTCACTAGATTTTGGTGTCCATATCTCTGCGACTTCGAGGGATTTAGCCTCTTTGTTGACTGTGATTTTCTCTTTCTAGCACATCCTATAGAGATATTAAAGCACATTGATACTAGAAAAGCTGTTAGTGTAGTACAACATCCTGAGTACTTACCAAAAGGTGATATCAAAATGGATGGAATTGCACAACATAGATCAAAGAGAAAGAACTGGGCATCGTTGATATTATTCAACAATGAACATCCATCTAATAAAATATTGGAGCCTGATTATCTGAATAACCATCTACCAGGTTTAGACTTCCATCATCTTGCTTGGTTGGACGACAGTGAGATTGGTTCTATACCTATGGAATGGAATTGTCTTGATCAATATTACCACATGGAAAATCCAAAAGCAATTCATTACACAGAAGGTGGTCCATGGTTTGGTGGTGAGTATTATCATACAAGATATGCACAAGAGTGGGTGAAGTATAAGTTTAAGATGAATTCATGAAAACAAGACTTATAGATGATGTAGCTTGGAACTTTGAAGACCAAAATGATATTACAATATCATTAACTTATTATGGCCAAGTAGATAAACTTATACATCATTGTGATTTCTTTTCAAACATAGATGATACCCTCAAGGAAAAAATTACTGTTCAATTTATGAACGATGCATTTCCAGACAAAGGTATATTTGAAGATGTTGTGAAAGCATATGAACATAGGTTCAATCTGAAAGCATTTACTGTAAAGCAAGATATTGGATTCAATAATCATGGTTGTAGAAATCTTGCTATGCTACAATCAGAGACTCATTGGAACTGGTTGATTGATATAGATGTTTATTTTAAAGAAGAACTTCTTAATGCTATGGTGAATACAAAGCTACATGAAGATCAATTTTACGTGTTCAAGGTACGGTTTGATCACTATGATAACCCAGAAGATTATGAATTATTTGATCCAAAAAAGTTATTGAAATGGGTTGCACATCCTAATGTTTGGTTAATAAGTAAGCCTTGTTTCTGGTCTTCTGGTGGATATGATATGGAATTTGCTGGTATGAGACATGGTGATAAAGAGTTTTTCTTGTCGATAGATAAAGAAAAATATGAACATTTCCTGTTTCATCCAGATCTTGAACAAGAGTTTGATATCCATGTTCAGATGCCAAATAGAACTAAATCATATTTGAATCAAATAACTGAGCATGTTGGTTACTTGAATAAATGTGTTGACTTTGTCACAAAAAGGAACGATAATAAAGATCGTAAGTTTAAGAAACGATTGTTATGTTTTGATTGGCAAAGGATTGTTTAATGTTAAAGAGAGTGATGGTAGGTGCTTTGGCTGGAGCCGTTCTAGCTGGAGCTTCTTTTGCTAGTGAAGAAATCACAGAAAAAGAATTTACAGAGAGAGAATGCTTAGCAGAGGCTTTATTCTTTGAAGCTGGCAACCAACCTTTATTAGGTATACTTGGTGTTGCAGAAGTTATTTTCAATAGAGTAAAGAGTGAAAGATATCCCAATACTGTATGTGGTGTGGTTCATCAAGGACCTTTGAATAAGTGGTGGAAAAAACGAGGTAAGATTGTTCCTGTAAAATGGAAGTGTCAATTTACTTACTGGTGTGATGGTAAGAGTGATGACACTACTGGCTTACGAGGATCTATTACCTGGAGAAAGAAGATAGTTCCATCAGTTGTGTTTGCATATTCACAATTTAAGTTACTACAAGATGAAGGTATCAGTATTACTAATGGTGCTACACATTATCATACCACACAAGTAAACCCAAGATGGAGTAAACATTTGGAACATACAATAACAATTCAAGATCATAAGTTTTATCGATGATAGAGCTAAAGATAAATACTCCATCTCAGTTTGCAATGGAGATTGAAAAGATAGTCAAAGAAAAAACTATTGACTATCTTGATGCTGTAATGTATTATGTTGAGAAGAATGGTATAGAGATTGAGACTGCTGCTTCACTTATCAAGAGTAGTCAAATTCTAAAAGCTAAGATTGCAAACGAGGCTGAAGATCTTCGGCTTCTGAAAACAAAAGGAGCTCGCTTACCATTATGAATGCTCACGAAACATATCAAAAGTATATGGCATTGAAGAGACATTTCACGTCAGACTATGATATTTTCAAGTATAAAGGTAAAATCAAAAACGTAGAACACTCAAGGTTTGAAGTTAGAAGAGATAAGATGTTCTTCCATAAGCTATCAAAGCTCAAAGATGCTGAGAGCTTTATGTTAGCTAATATGTTGGCAAACATTAACTTCTGGCCTGGTGATGTGAACAATTTAGAAACTCATGCTGTGTATGCCAATTGGCAGAAGAGACAACAGAGTATGACATATATGTTCAAACAAGACCTCATGAAGATGAAAGATTCGTATGATGAAAACATACTTGTTAAAGATGGAACCCATCCATATCTTATGAGATTAGTTATCAGAGAAGATGTTGGTGTTGAAACTATGATTATTATGAACACACTAACACCATTCTATGATTACTGGACCAAGAAACTTGGTCTGGATATGGTCTGGCAAGACCTTAGAAAGAAGGCTGAAAACTACCAGCCGTTTTTTATAAATAATGTTGACTTATCTAAGTATAAGTCGTATATTATGGAACGATTTGAATAAGACGCATATATCGCAACACAACGCACATAGGAGATTTACATGTCGCTTGCACAATGGAAGAAAAAGAATAGTCAGTCTAACATAGATAAACTGACAGAAGAACTATCTAAACTTACAGACAAAGGACCACGTCGAGATGATGATGGTTTCTGGAAACCTGAAGTTGATAAGTCTGGTAATGGTTCAGCTATCATCAGATTCTTACCAGCTCCAGATTCAGAAGTACCTTTTGTTCGTATCTGGGATCATGGATTCCAAGGTCCTGGTGGATGGTTCATAGAGAAGTCACTTACTACAATCAATCAAACCTGTCCTGTGTCTGAGTATAACTCTATGTTATGGAACTCTGGTACAGAAGCAGATAAGACTTTTGTACGACAAAAGACTAAGAGACGTCTCTCTTTCATTTCTAACATCCTTGTAGTCAAGGATCCATCTAATCCAGATAATGAAGGCAAAGTATTCTTGTATAAGTTTGGCAAGAAGATCTTTGATAAGATCAATGATGCAGCTATGCCAGAGTTTGAAGATGAACAGAAAGTAGATGCATTCTCTCTTGGAGAGGGTGCTAACTTCAGACTCAAGATACGTAATGTGGAAGGCTATCGCAACTATGATAAGTCTGAGTTTGATTCACCATCTGAAATACCAGATGATAAGTTAGAAAGTATCTACAATCAACTCAAACCACTACAAGAGTTGGTTGATCCTAAGAACTTCAAGTCTTATGATGAACTCAAAACTAAACTATATCGTGTATTAGGTTTGGGTGGTGAGACTGCCAATACTATCACAGCTGATGAACTATCTGAAGCTAAAGTTGCACCACAGGCAGCACCAGAACAACCAGCAGCATCTGCAGCACCATGGGATGAACAATCCAATGATGACGATGATGATGGGTTGTCTTTCTTTAAGAAGTTAGCAGACGAATAGTCTATAATCCCATACCATAGGCAATCTTTGAGCCTATAGGTGGCATATTGGAGGGGGACTTCAGAACTATAACTGGAGATTCTCCTCCACCGCCTCCAGACATATTGTTTTGTATATCACCAGCTTTATTGATTGTGATATTGTTACCACCATCAGCTGATTGTCTCATTGCGGCCTGTTGAACCATAGCTGCTTTTGCTGATACAGTTCCAGGAGTTATTCTTGCAGCATCTGGTACTGGTGCAGCAACAGTTGCCATGTCACCCATCATAGCTTCATCCATATACTCAGGATCTACTTGAGATGTAGGTCCTGGAGTTGGTGTATCAACCATAGGTGATGTTAAACCTCTTCTTCTTTTTGCTCCAGATGGTAGATCTCTACTAGCTCTTGATGGTGTAGTAGTTCCAGTAGCTTGAGGTTTGGATGTAGAATCATATGAGCTAGTTCCTGGCGTTCCTGTTCCATTGACATTAGGTTTTGATCCATCTGCACCTCCTGTAGCAGCAATTGATTTTGCATATGCTTCTGGGTTCTTTGTTTTTTCTTTTTCAACAAATGCACTTAGAAATGCAAGTATACCATCTTTATCAACTGGTGCACCATTAAATAAGTAATCAGTTACAAATGGAGCCAATGCTCTTCCTGCAAGATCTCCACCTAAGAAACCAAGTCCACCTCCTATTATAGCTCCAACAAAGTTACCAACTACTGGTACTATTGATCCAGCTGTTGCACCAACTATACCACCCATAACTGCAGCTACAGATCCAACTAATAATCCAGTTAGAACTCCAGTTATTGCTTCTCTCTTTGCTTCTAATGATGCATCAGTTTTAAGAATATCTAATGATTCTATTGCAGCAAATATAGGACCTAACAATGCTCCAACAATAGGTATACCTTTTGTTATAGCTTTAAGTTGAGCAATCTTTTTCAAAGCTGCAGCTACTTCTTTTGTTCCTGAAACTGCTTTAGTTACAGCCTTTCTTGCAGTTGAAGGTACTGCAGGTTTTGTAGTAGCTTGAGGACCAACACCTCCAGGAGGTCTTGTGCCAGTTATTGCTGATCCAACTGATGATATAGCTCTACTTATAATATTTGGTTTTGGTTTTGTAGCTTCAGCAAGTCTTGCTGTACTTGCTTGTTTACCTGTCAATTCATCAATATAACCACCTCCAGCAGCAGGTTTTATGTTTGCAGCAGCTAATTTTTTAGGATCTACATTCTTAACTCTTTCTATAATCTCTTGTCTTGTAGGTGGCGCTCCTCTACCACCTCCACCAGGCTTAGGTTTGGCATCATCAAGTTGGGTTCTAGTTTGTTTCTTGAGATCATCAATCTCAACTCTTGCAGCTTTCAATTGACCACTTACAGAATTTTTCATCCGTCTTAATGTATTAGCTACAGCTAAACCAGCACCACTAACTAATGGTGTGAGATTCTCTTCAACAAAATTACTTGCTTGCTCTGCAAATGCATCTATTTCTTTTTTGAATGATTGATAGATTCCATCTAATAATCCTTTGAGGAAACTAGTAATCTCATCAATAAAACTTAATGCTAGACCACCAAGAGCAAGATAATCTAGTGCTTTATTTCCAGTTGATACTGGTAAGTTTGGAGCTTTATCTATCAAACCTCCAACACCAGTGCCAGCTGGCTTTGCACCAGCTCTTTCTTTGAGTCCTTCTCTTGCTGCTTCTGCAGAAGTTTGACCTG